GATCTTACCCGCGTAGTGGATGATGGACACCTTGTCGAAGTTGGAAATCTCGTTGCCGCAACCCATCATCAGGGTGCCGTCCCCGCTGTCGTCAACGGACACTTCCTTGTAGGCCGTGCTGTCGATGCAGAGGGTGCCGTTCACCACTGACAGAGCGCCAGCGGATACGCCCGCTACAATGGCAGCAGCCATCAGCTTCGTGGCGATGTTCTCCGGGGTGATGTCCGAGGCGGCAGTACCGATCCAGTTGGTGACTGCGCCGTTGTAGGCGTTCACCCGGTCATTGACCTTCTTCTGGTAGATGGGGTCGGTGGCGAGGATGTCGCTCGTATCCAGAAGCCCTTGGTAGCTTGCGCTCAGGGTCTTGTAGAAGAACGTCACCTTCGTGTTGTCCGTCTTGATGAGCGTCACGGTGTACGTGCGGGAGTAGTCACCGCCACGAACCCACACCGCCATCTTGCTCTTGTTGGTCGCATCAGCCCATCGGTCGGTGCCGACGTAGCCGGGGACAATGGTGTTCCCTGCAATGAACAGGTACTTGCCAATGTTGACCATAGCACTAACCCCACCAGACACGAGTGCGTTGGTGTCAGAGGCCAGCGATACGGGGACGATCTTGCGAGTGATCTTGTTGAACGCCCATGCGAACGTGGTAGCCCCGAGGGCCTGTGTGTCCGCAGTGGTGCGCATGATTAGGTCGTACTCAACGCCGCCGACGAAGAAGGGGTAGACCTTATGCCGCTTGGTGTCCGCCAGCCACTTGTTGTGGATGGTCAGGTCGTAGGCAGCTACCACCTTCTCGTCTTGCAGCAGCGACCCGTGCCTACGGGCAAGCCCGCGCACAGGGTCGGAGATGAGGTTCACCTGCTCGAAGTTCTGGCCTGAGCGTCGGTCCTGAGGCACCTGTTCAGAGACGCCGCGAACGACGCTATCGTAAGAGCCTTCGACTTTCGCCATTGGCATTCACTCCTAGTTGATACGAAGCCCACCAAGCCTAGCGGTAATGCCGAGGTTGGCAATGCGCTGCGAGGTAGAAGTACGGTTGAGGATGTTCACATCCATGCTGCGAATGTGCTCGGAGTTAAGGGCCACGAGGGCCTCACCCCGGTCAGCTACGAGTTGCCGCGTCTTGTTCGGATCAGCGTCGTAAGACTTCTGGAACATGAGCACTGCGCTCGTGCCGATGTACACGGCAGCGGTAGGCGGCAAGTCATCGAACGGGACGAAGCGCGTCATGTTGACGGGCACGCTGTTCGGTAGCTTGTAGGTCTGCTTGGTAGGGTCATAGAGACGCCTGCCTCGCTGGACGAGATGGGTGTAGGGATCGGTGGGGTCCACGCTGATACAGTCGCCGGGGACGAAGACTTCGCCCGTAGCAGCATCAGGTTGGAGCGTCACGGTCTCCTTGTTGAACCACCAGCCCTTGGCCTGCTCCCGGTAGGAGACAACCCGAAGCTGACGTACCCCTGAGGCGACCATCGGGTGGTCCTCCTCAATGGAGTTCAGCGGGGCTTCACCTAGGGTGGAGAGCATGTCGTTGATAACGTCAAGCTCAGATAGAAAAGCCATGTGGTGTCCTTAAACGCAAAAAGCCCCTACGCCCGAACCAACTAGTGGAAAGGGGCGCAGGGGCCAGTAGTTCTTACGGGAGCCAGATCGAACCGGCGTATTCCGCACGGTTCACGGTCACGCCGAAGGACAGGTGGCTGTCCACGAACCACATCTTGTAGTTCTTGTCGTAGAACACGTCCGAGTTCAGCGGGATGGTCTCACCGGCGAGCAGAGCACGCGCAGAGAACATGACGCCGACCAGCTTCGTGAAGTCGCCGTTGTAGGCGTTGCTGTTGCCAGCGTTCGACAGAAGGTGGGCCGTGACGTTGGTGTTCGGCAGGTTGTTCGAGGACATGACGGGCACGCCCAGCGCCTTGTAGATGGCGATGTTCTCGAAGGTATTGCCGTCCGAGGTCTTGTAGTTGCCGTTGACGATCTGCTCGGCATCCGCGAGCGCGTAGAATTGCGCAGGCTGGGTAACGAGGATCAGGTCGTCTTGAGCCGGAACGATGTCCTTAAGCTCAAACTTCACCGACAGGTCGCGAACGGCCTTGTACAGCTTCGCCGGGTCCAGACCATCGCCGGAAGCGGCGAGCGTCACGACGTTACCGCCAGAGTGACCGGCAGGCTTGTTGGTGCCCTGACCATTCGAGAACTTGCTCTCGGTAGCCATAGACGCCTTAGCCGCTTGGATCAGCATGGCTTGGTCGAAGAACTTCGCGATCTTCTTACCGTGCTCGGTGCCGACTTCCTTACGAGCATCGTAGCTCGTCTGGAAGACTTCCAGCAGCGGGAAGGTGTTCCGACCGAAGATCAGGGTGTCGATGACGAGGTTCGCCTTGCCGAACTCGGCAGGCGTAGCGTCAGGCGGGGTACCCGGAGTGACCTTGCCCAGCGTGGCTTCACCAACGGCGAAGTTCTGGACGGTGTTCGTACCGCGCACGGGGCGCAGGGGAACCCAGCCGTTCATGATGGACCGGCGCTCGATGGTGCCTTCCACGTGACCGCCGTATTCCGCGATGATCTGGCCCATCGTGCCAGCAGCGTCACCAACGGTCTTAGCCGGGTTGGTGATCTGCGCGGCGGGGATAAGGCCAGCGTCGTCAAATAGTGCCATAGTGTATTCCTATTCCTTAGCGCACGCGCGCCCAAATGGCCTTGTACTCAGGCCGTTGTTCGATGCCGTATGACCCGAACTTCGCAGTCAGCTTGTTGGTTTCAGCAACAGCAGCCCTACGGGTAAGGGGTTCGATTTGTGCGGGTTGACCGCGATTGGTCGCGAGACCGTTCGTCGGGTCCGCAGGGTTACGAACAACGCCGGAAGCATTGTCGTACAGGGATTGAAGAAGCATCGCCGCTGCACGGGCCTGTACGGTCCCGCCGTTGAGCATGGCGTTGATAGCTGTCTTCTCCGCAGGACTAGCTTCCTTAGAAGCCCATGCCTGAATGGTAGTCCAGTTCTGTTCGCCACCCACGACGTTGTGGATAGCAGCAGCGACCTTGCCCTTCTCTTGGGCTTCGATAGCAGCAATCTCTCCGTGCGCCTTCTCAGCGAGGGCCACGTGCTGTTCCCAGCCCTTAGCCTTATCACCGAGAGCCGCAAGGTGTCCCTTGAGCAGATCGAAGTTGCCGTCGTCAATCATAGCCTTCATGGCCGGATGATCGACAGCAATGCCCAGCTTACCGATGAAGCCGGTAAACAGGTCGAGACCCGGATCGCCCGTGGGGTCATACGTCACCGCAGTGACGACCTCAGGGGTAGGAGCGGGCGTAGGGGTAGGTGTCGGCGCGGGAGCAGGCGTAGAGGCCAGCGGGGCGGCGACAGGGGTAGGCGTAGCTTCCGGTGCAGCGACCGGAGCAGGAGCGGTTACGGCGTCCGTCATGCTTGTCCTTGTGGTTGTTGCGGTTGTGTGGCGTTAGCGACAGTGATGTCAGCCCCGGCTTGTGCGCCGATACGCTGTTGTTCCATCGCCTGTTGCTGCGCCATTGCGTCCTTCTGATCCTGAGCAAGCTCCTCGGGGGACTTCAAGAAGTCGTCCACCTTGATGCGCCTAGGAACAGCGAGAGCGCGTGCGAGCTTATCCATCTTGAGGACAGCCTGCATAGCGGGAGGGAACTGCGTGACCTGAGCCATGTCGCCAAGCCACATCTTAAGCTCCTCAAGATCGCCAGTTCGGGACAGAGCCTCGAAGCCGGTGATGATAGAGGGTTGGATGCGGTTGCCGCCAATCTGTAGCCCGATCATGTCGAGCAACCAGAAAGCCATAGGCATCTGGAAGTCCACCGCGAGGCGCGAGTAGGCACCCCCGAGGGAAGTCTCAAGCTCTTGGGCCTGCATCCTGACTTCTTCGGCGGTAACTCGCTCGGCTTGCCGGGTTACGGCTGAGCCAAGCAGGAAGCCCTGCCCGATGCGTCGGATGTAGTCTTGGCCCACAGCCGTGACGTATTGAAGGTCGGAGCCCTTATCGCTTTGGATGATGCGGACATCACCTTCACGACCGGGGATCACGTCTCCGTTAGCACTGTCTCGGATGTCCTCAGGCCGGGTCATCCCTGCCGGATCAGCGAGCCAGCGGAACTCGGAGGCCAAGATGGCACCCTCGATCTGCGCACGGCTAAGCGTGGTCAGTCCCGCGAAGTCCCCGTTGTAGTCCTCGACCAGACCAGTGCCGTAGTCGGCATCGTCGGAGAGGTCCCACGTAAGGACACGGTAAGGAAGCTGAGCCTCAGGCCATGAGCCGTTGAACGCCTTGGGGAGTTGCTTGTTGTCCACCCACTGCGTCATGAAGAACTCGCCGTTAGGCTGCCTCTTGATCCAGCGGTAGAGCGTGACCTCCCGGTCCTCGTTCTGCTTGTAGTTCCCGCCGTTCCAATTCTTGCACGTTTCCTGAACCGAGGGGTCCAGTTCATCGAACATCATCTTATCGGCATGGATAATCTCAAGGACCCGTCCTGTCATAGAGCGACGAACGACGAAGTGCTTGAGACCAACTACACGGGTCTCTTGCCCAAAGATCATCATGGCATTGCCAGTGACGATCAGGTGCTTGACGGCCTCGTAGAGCTTGGGCCTAACCGACATGCGGTCAAGTACCCGGATAGCTTCTTTCTCACCTTCGGCGAGTTGCTCAGTGAGCTTGTCCTCGGGCACGCCTAGCTTAGCCAGATCGGCCTTTAGCTTGGCATCAGCATCCAGACGGAAGAAGGGTCTGCTAGGTGCGAATAGCGCCAGCATGATCTTGTTCGCTAGATGGTTGACAGCCTGCGCACCGACGGACTGAAAGTCGTGCTGAAGTTCTTGGGTGTTCTGGCTATAGCCCTGCGGAGTGCAGAGCTTAGGGACAGTGTACCCAGCGTACTTCTCGCACCTGTTGATGATGCCACGACGCTGACCATCCATTTGGAGCCAGCGTGCAGCAGCGTCTTGTGCGTAAGCCATTAGGCTCCTTAGATGGAAATGCCAGAGTTCTGTTGCTTGCTCGCCATGAAGCCAGCACGCACCGGGCGACGACGGCCCGTGTCAGGGTCGATCTCGCTGTCGTTCTGCACGTCGCTCGCGAGAGTAACGTCCACAACTTCATTCGGGCGCTTGAGGGCGTCCTTGGCCTTCTCTTGGGCCACGTTCCGGGCGATGTCGCTCTCACGGCCCTGTTGGGCAGCTTGGGCGGCGTCACGCTGGTCTTGCGCCTGTTGAGCGGCGGCTTCCTTAGCCGAGGCAGCTTGGCCTTCCATCATGAGCTTCTGGTCCGCGAACGCGGCCCGTTGGGCGTCACCCTGCTCTGTCATCTGACGAGCTTGGTTGGCGGAAGCTTCTTGGTATTGTCGGCTCTGCTCCGAGATGGCAGCAGTCTGTCGATCCGCAGCAGCGGACTGAGCAGAGGCAGCATCAGCGGTAGCCTTAGCCTGAGCTTCGGCGGCGGCGCGGTTGTCCACGGCAGCTTGCGCGGTAGCAACGGCTTGTGCGTTAGCAGCATCGACCGTAGCTTGCGCCTGCTTCTTGGCAGACTTCGCACCGAAAAGATTTCCGAATAGCGACATAGGTTCCTCTGTTGTAGGTTCGGGGGCGGGCGCGGCATCAGCCAGTGGCAGCGCCGTTCCGTCAATAGCGAGCACGTCGCCCGCCTCCTCATGCTTGCGCATGTCTTGGTGCTACCCCGGTTAGAGGGTAGTGTATCCTGTGCGAAGGGCGCGTATCACATGCTGGACGCCGAGGGCGAAGCCTGCTTCTAATTCCGTTTTAGGAACCGTAGGGCAGACAGTCGTAACCTTGCGTTCCAGATCATCCAGCACGTCCAACCTAAGTCGGGCTACTGGTACGGGCGTTGATCCGTCTTGCGGCAATAGATTTGTTTCCTTGTGGATGATGGTATCAAAACTCAGGCACCCCACTTCTTCAAGAGAAGAAGTAGGGGCTGAGGAGCACGTCGCGTATGTCCAAGTCGCCTTTGGACGGAGGCTTTGGGAGGGAGTACGCCTGTTGGAAAGCCTCTAGGGGCTCGCTGCTCTCGTACATGGACACGAAGACCTCACGGATCAATGTGTACAGTCGATGGGCGTCAGCAGCATGTGTGC